GGCGGCGAGCTGAAGCACGGCACGCTGGGGAACGAGCAGTTCACTAATAAGGCCGACACCTACGGCCTGATGCTCCAGATCGATCGTCGCGACTTCATCAACGACGATCTGGGAGCCATCACCACCGTGCCCCGTAAGCTGGGCCGGGGATCGGGCCTGAAGATCAACGACGTCTTCTGGACGACGTACCTGGCCAACGCCGCTTTTTTCACGGCCGGGAACAACAACTACATCTCGGGCGCCGACACGGCTCTGTCGATCGACGGGCTGACCACCGGCGAAGTGATGTTCATGAACCAGGTCGACGGCGACGGCAAGCCGATCGGCGTCATGCCGGCGATCCTGCTCGTGCCGACGGCGCTCTCGGCCACCGGCACGCAGTTGTTCAAGTCGATGGAGCTACGCGACACGACAGCCAGCACCAAGTATCCGGTCAGCAATCCTCACCAGGGCAAGTTCCGTGTGGAGGTGAGTCGCTACTTGGCCAACGCCGTCTACCCCGGCAACTCGGCCAAGGCGTGGTATCTGCTGGCCGAGCCCGCGGACCTGCCGGTGATCGAGGTCGCGTTCCTCAACGGGCAGGAGTCTCCCACGATCGAAACGGCCGAGGCCGACTTCAACGTCCTGGGCGTCCAAATGCGGGGTTACCACGACTTCGGCGTGGCGCTGCAGGATCATCGCGGCGGACTCAAGAGCAAGGGCGAGGCGTAATCGCCGCTCTCGCGTTGATCACACCACTGACATCCGAGGAAATGTTCAATGGCTAAAGCCACATTCATCCAAGAAGGCGCCGTCATCAGTCACACTCCAGTCGCCGACGTGCCCGCCGGCACGATCGTTCGGCAGGACTACTGGGTCGGCGTCGCCAAGCAGGCCATTCCCGCCGGCAAGCAGGGAGTTCTTTCGGTCGCCGGCGTCTTCGACTTCCCGAAGCCCGCTGGCGCCGGCGTCGCGTTCGGCATGGGCACGGACGTGTACTGGAATGAATCCAATGCCATCGCCTACCCGGGCATGCTCGACGCCGGCGATGTGTTCATTGGACACTCCGTGGAACCAGCTCCCGATGACTCTCCGACCGTGCGAGTTCGCCTTCAATACGCGCCGAACTCGCATAGCGCCTAGCCGGCCCGTCGCGGACTATTCCATTTCGATTCACCAGTTATTTCCTCAGGAGATTTCAGCATGAAGCGGCTTATCCTTGTGCTCGCGGTTCTCATCGGCTCGGTAGGGACGGTGCCCGGCGAAGCGGCCGCCTGTAATTTGCGGTTCCGCCCCAGCCCGCCGCGCATCACGGCGCCGCTGAGGGTTCTGCGCGCTCTGCGCCCTCAAGCATGCGACTGTCGACACTGCCGGCGTCTCCACATCGAGCGGAGCCACAGGCGCATCGTGGATGAGGACCAGCGGACGATCGTCGAGCGATCGGTGGTGCGACATCGCTCCGTCGTTCGTTGACTGAGATCGCGTCCTTACGTTTATCCATCGTTCATCCAGAGGAATCCATGAAGTTCTGGTTTTGTTTACTGCTGACGCTGGCCGGTCCGTCGCTGGCGGCGGCCGACGGCGTCGCCCAGCCGGCCGTCGATCTGCCTGCCGAGATCCGTCAGTGGTTCCGCAACCCTGACGGATCGTGTGTCCAGTGCTCGATCGGCATGTGCGGCGTCGATCAGAACGTCCCGGCCGCCGCGACGCTCTTGTGGGACACCGAGTACGGTCCGAAGGAGCGCGGCGGTTCGTATCCGCAGCGCGTCAGCGCCTACTGCGATAAGCGGGGCATCCGGGCCTACAACGTCACCGGCAGCACAACCTTCGACTGGATGCGCTGGGCGGCGGCCACCGGTCGCGGGGCGGCGATTGGCGCGGGACGAGCCCATTTCCAGACGCTCATGGGCCACGATCCCCAGGCCGGCCGCTGGTACGTCTGCAACAACAACTCGCCCAAAAGAATCGACCAGTACGACGACGCCCAGTTCCGCCGGCTCCATTTGGCGAGCGGCCCCTGGGTGGTGGTGCTTGACTACCCGCCCCATCCGGAGCGACCTCAATACGTTCAGTGGTGGTGATCTGTTATTTCAAACCTTGGAGAGGGATATGCGTGGAGTAATGTTTGCGGTTGTGATGTGTGCTTCGGCCATGCCGGCGTTGGCGCAAGATGCTGAAGTCGATCAGACCGCGATCCTGCGGCTGGGCAATCTCGTGCAATACGTCGGCGACGGAGCCCGCGCCGACGGTGAAGTCGACGCCTTCGCCGAGGCGATGGCCCCGCCCGCTAGCGATGCGGACAAGTGGTTCATCAGCGTCCTCACCACCCGAGGCTGCTCGGGGTGTGAACTCCTCAAGCAGCAGTGGGCCAAGGATCCGTGGCTGTTGGCCCTGGCCAACCCCAACGATCCCAAGCAGTCGTGGGCTCATTACAACGTCTACGACGCGAGCGATAAGAGTCAGGACTTCCGCTTCGACAACGTGAAGGTGTCGGTCTATCCCACGATCCTCGTCCAGCCGCCCCGCACCGGACGGTACGGCGAGCCTTCGACGATCGTGTTTCAGGGGGTGTACGAGAACGATCCGGAAAAACTCGCCCGCGGCATTACGACCGCCATCCGCAAATACGTCGCCAAGTTTCAGGAGACGCCTGTCGCGCCCGCTGCGCCGGCCAGTGGAGGCTATGGCGCCGATCCGCCCTGGACGCCCACGCCGCGCGTCGATCCGTGGCAGCCGACGCCCCAGGTGCCGCCGTTTGATCCGACGATTCCGCCGCAACCGGCGCCGCAGCCGACGCCGTCGATTTCCAGTCCGTGGGTTGCGATGGTCTGGCCGCTCGTGGCGCCGGCGGTAGTCGCAGGGGTCGCCTGGCTCGCCTATTCCATCCGAGCTAAGCGACTGGCCGACGGCAAACAACCCATCGTTGATCAGGCGACGCTCGAGCAGATTCTCGCGCTGCTGAAGAAAGTCGCCGAGACGCCTCCGCAAACGCCCAAGACGTAAGCCATGCAGGACCTGTTGCGCGACGGACAAGCCTGGCTCGCCGATCAGCTCCACGAGCATGTGGCGACCGAAGTTGTTTACTGTCGCGGCGTCGAGGAGGTCGCGGTTCGCGCCACAATCGGCCGGACCCTGCTGAAGCTCGACGACGGAATGGGCGGCGTGCGGATGGAGTGGACCGATCGAGACTACTTGATTCGTGCGGAAGACTTGGCGCTGGGAGGGATCCCGGCGCCCCCTCAGCGCGGCGACCAGATCCGAGAAGTCGTCGGGTCGCAGACCCTCGTGTATGAGGTCCTCGCCCCAGGCAATGAGCCGCCGTGGCGATGGGCTGACCCGCACCGGCAGATGTATCGCATTCACACCAAGCAGATCGCCTGATGGACCAGACCACTGTCTCCGCCTTCGATCACGGGACGATCCGCGTTGGCTCATCGCTTGCGACGGCGGCGCCGCTGTGGATCAAGCCGTACAAGTCGATTGGCGTCGGCTTGCCCACAACCGGAGCTTTCGACGTTTATGCCAGTTTCGACGGCGTGACGTACTTCGCCTTCGAATGGGGCCTGGTTGTGGAGGAGCAGTTCATGAAGTGCTGGCAGGTGAGCATTCCGGCCCAGTGGCTGAAGTTCGTCGGCCGTTCGACGGTCGACACCGAAGGACTGCCGGATGGAACCATGCTCGCCTGGGGAGGCAAGTCGTAGATGGCCACGATCGTCGACATCGCCGAATCGGTCGTCGCGGAGCTCAACGGCCACGCGTTCAGCCAACCGGTCAGTGCGGTGCGGCACTACGCGCCGCAGTTTGAACTGGCCGAGATGACGACGCTTCATGTGACGGTCGTCCCCAAGGGGCTTAGCTCGACGTCACTCGATCGGAGTCGCGACACGTTTGAATATCAGATTGATCTAGCCGTACAGCAGAAGGTTGATCAGGCCAATCCGCCGCTCGATGGGCTGATGTCGCTCACCGAGGAGATTGCCGATCACTTTCGCACTGGGGGGCTGGCGAGTTTTCCGGCGGCGCGGTGTACCGAGGTAACCAATGAGCCGGTGTTCGCGCCGGAACATCTCACTGAGCTGGGGCAGTTCACCAGCGTTCTGACGCTCACGTTCAAGGTGTTTCGATGATCGCGACGCGCGCCAAGACGAAATTCGACAAGCAGAAGTTCCTGGTGAAGGCCAAGCAGGCCAATATCACGAGCCTCGGCCATGCCGGCGCTGCGCTGCGGCTTACGGCCCGTCGCAGTATCCGCACCCGCAAGAAGGCGTCGCCGCCCGGCACGCCGCCCCACACCCGTCGCGGCCAACTGAAACGAGCCATCACCTACGCCGTCGACAAACAGCGCGGCGTCGTGGCGATCGGCCCCGAGCGCGACGGCGTCGGCACGAGTGGCTCAGCCCACGAATTCGGCGGCCGTTATCGCCGCGAGCGTTATCCCAAGCGGCCCTACATGGGGCCTGCCCTCGAAAAACTCCAAGACCGCCTCCCCGACTTCTGGGCCAACTCGGTCCGTTAACGAAGGAACAGCAACATGGCCATCCGACTCGGCCTCGACGCCAAGCTCTACCGCAACACCGGCACGATCGGCAGCAACCTCTGGTCGGTCGTCGACAACGTCCGCGACGTCACGCTCAACCTTGAAACGGGCGAAGCCGACGTCACTACCCGCGGCAACGACGGCTGGCGGGCCACCGTCGGCACGCTCAAGGACGCGGGCATCGAATTCGAGATGGTGTGGGACACCGAGGACGCCAATTTTGCTGCGTTCAAGGACGCCTTCTTCGATGGCACGCCCATGGAGCTGTTGGTGGCCGATGGCGGCATGGACGCCGCCGGCGCCCAAGGGCTGCGGGCCGTCTGCCGGATCATCACGTTCACGCGTAGCGAGGCCCTCGAAGAGGCACTCACCGTGAGCGTCACCGCCAAACCGACCTACTCGACCACGCCGCCAGAGTGGGTCACCGGTCCAATCGACTTCGACGCCTGATAGGAGAAGCGCATGCACACCTTCGCCGATAACCTGGGCCGCACGTGGTACGTGGCGATCAACGTCGCCACGATCCGCCGCGTCCGCGCCGCGCTCGACGTCGACTTGTACGCAATGGTCGACGACGGGATGCAGGAACTGGGGAAACTCGTCTCCGACCCCGTGCGGCTCGCCGACGTGCTGTACGTGCTGTGCAAGGAGGACGCCGAGGGCAAGAACATCAGCGACGAGGATTTCGGACGGGCGCTGGGGGGCGACGCCATTGCGGCGGCGGCCGAAGCGGTGGTGGAGGAACTGGTCGATTTTTTCCCCGAGGAGCGGAGCCGGGCGGCGCTCCGCCGGGTGATCGAGGCGGGCCGCCAGGTACGGACCAAGCTGCTGGAACACGCCGAGATGATGCTCGACGAGCTGAACGTGGAGTCTTGCGCGAGCGCCTTGATCAGTTCGTCCTCGAACTCGCAGGCGTCGTCGGCGTCGACCCCGGAGCCTTCACCCTCCGGGAACTCGTCGTGATGGCCGAGGCCCGGAGTCGTCAGGCGTGGAACCATACCTCGGCGCTCCTGGCGATGCTGGCCAACGTTCATCGCGACGGGAAGAAGACCCGCGCGCTGAAGCCGGCCGATTTCCATCCGCATCGGCGCGAGCGACGGGTCGCCGGGAAGGTGGGGATTAGCGTCTTGAAGCAAGTGTTTGTTGATCGCAAGCCGGGAGGGTAATCGTTGGCCAGTTCATCGAACATCCGCGCCGGCGCCGCCTACATCGAGCTCTACACGAAGGATAACCGGCTCACCAAGGGGCTCAACGCCGCCTCAGCGAAGCTGAAGGCGTTTGGCGCGGGGATCACCTCGGTCGGAACGAAGCTTGCCGGGATTGGCGCCGGCGTCGTGGCGCCGTTCGTGGGCGCCGCCAAGGTGTTTGCGGATATGGGCAGCGACCTCTTGGATATGAGCCAGCGGACGGGGCTCTCGGTCGAAGCCCTCTCGGAGTTGGGCTACGCCGCCGATCAGACGGGCGCCGACGTGGCGACGCTCGAAGCAGGGCTGCGGCGCATGCAGCGAACGATTCTTGATGCCTCCGACGGGATGGCGAGCGCGGTCGACGCCTTGGCTCATTTGGGACTATCGGTGGCCGATCTGCAGGGATTGTCGCCCGAAGACCAGTTCAAGCTGATCGCCGACCGGTTGTCGCAAGTCGAAGACGCCACGATGCGGGCCGGCTTGGCGATGGTACTGCTCGGTCGCTCGGGGACGCGGCTCTTGCCGCTGTTTCAAGAAGGCGCCGCGGGGATCGAAGAACTTCAGCAGCAGGCCCGCGAACTGGGGCTCACCATCTCGACCGAAGACGCGGCAGCCGCCGAGGAGTTTGGCGACCAGATGGCGACGCTCTGGACTGTGCTGAAGCGGGCTGTCTTCACGATCGGCTCGGCGCTGGAGCCGCTCCTCTCGCAACTTGCCGACACGCTGACCCGCGTCTCGACGATCGTTTCGGCCTGGATCGCTGATAACCGCCAATTGGTGATGACCGTATTCAAGGTCGGAGCCGCGGTGCTTGTCGCCGGGGCGGCGCTGGTCGCCTTGGGCGCATCGATCAGCGGATTAGGCATCGCGCTTGGCGGGATCGCCACGCTCATCACGACGGCCGGCACCGCGATCGGCACGCTGGGGACGATTCTTGCGTCATTACTGTCACCAATTGGCCTGGTAATCACCGCCGTCGGCTCGCTCGCCGCCTACATCATCTACGCCAGTGGCGCGGGCGGCGACGCGCTCACCTGGCTCGGTGATCAGTTTGGCGTGCTGAAAGAGACGGCGCTCGCCGCCTGGAAAGGCATCGGCGATGCGATGGCGGCCGGGGACCTCGCGCTCGCGGCGAAGATCCTCTGGCTCACGCTCAAGATGGAGTGGCAGCGGGGCGTGAACTTCCTCGAGGCCCGCTGGCTCGATTTCAAAGGCGTGTTCGTAGGTGTCTGGCAGAGCGCCGTGTTCGGCATCGCGCGGCTGATGACCGACGCGTGGGCTGGCCTGCAGGTAGCCTGGATCGAAACGATCGGCGTCTTGTCGGACGCCTGGACGGGCTTCATCGGGTTTCTGCAAAAGGGGTGGAACCACTTCGCGGGGTTCTTCAAAAAGGTCTGGGCGCGGATCAAGGGGCTGTTTGGCGACACCGACGCCGACGCGGAGATCGCTCGCATCAATGCGGAGGTAGCCCAGCAGGACCAAGCGATCGCCGCCAAGCGCAATGCGAAGATCATGGAGCGGGAGCGTGCCCGGCGCCAGGAGCGCGACCGGATCGAACGCGATCGCGTCGGCGCCCAAGGCGCGCTGGACGATATGCAGTCGACCGAACAGGCCCAGCGCGAGGCGAAGCATCGTGCGGCGCTGGCCGCCTCAGAGACGGAACTGGAGAAAGCCCGGCGCGAGTGGCAGGAGGCGCTCGCCAGCGCCGCCGCGAAGCGCGCCGAGGTCGAGACGCAAGGCCCCGAGCGATTGAAGGGTCCCGCCGCCGTGCTACCCACGCCCGAATCGCTCGACGCGTCGATCGAGGGGACGCGCAAGAAGATCGACGTCGTCGGTTCGTTCAACGCAATGGCCCTCCGCGGCCTCGGCGCCGATTCGCTTTCGGAGCGGACCGCCAAGGCGACCGAACAGGTGGCGGCGAACACGAAGGCCCTGGTGCGCGAAGCACAGCATGGCGGACTCGTTTTTTCATAGGAGTCCGCAGCTGTGGCTACGATCCGCGAACGCTACGATAGCCGCGAGGCGACCGAGGGGGCCGAAAGCCCGTCGGTTGACCTTATATATAGTGTCGAGGGGACCGAAGACGACGCGGCCGTCCGAACGCTGGTCGAAGCGACGATCCCCGGCTTTTACGCCGGGCTGAGCTTCCAGACCTATCACATCAACCACCAGGGGGGCGGCGTCTGGGAGGTCACGGCTCGCTACGGCAAGAAGGAGCCCAAAGAAACCGGCGAATCATCGTTTTCCTTCGACACCGGCGGCGTCACCGCCCACATCACGCAGTCGCTCTCGACCGTCAATAAGTACGCGGACTCGGGGACGGCGCCAGACTGCCAGGGCGCGATCGGCGTCACCGGCGATTCGGTCGAAGGGACCGACGTCACCGTTCCGGTCTACAACTTTACTGAGACGCATTATCTGCCTGACAGTGCGGTCACCGGCGCTTACAAACTGACGCTCTTTCAGCTCACCGGGCGGGTGAACAACGGCGTGTTCAAAGGTTTCGCCGCCGGCGAGGTGTTGTTCCTCGGCGCCAGCGGCGCCAAGCGCGGCACGGAAGATTGGGAGATCACCTACCGCTTCGCCGCTAGCCCCAATGTGACGAGCCTCTCGGTCGGACCGATCACCGGCATCGCGAAACTCGGCTGGGACTACCTGTGGGTCCGTTACGCCGACGCCGAGGATGAAAACGTCCTGGTCAAGCAACCGATCGCCGCCTACGTCGAGCGAGTCTACGAGCTGGGCAACTTCGGCGCTTTGGGGATCGGAGCATAGATGGCGGGCGATCCCCTCAAGAAGGTGCAGTCGGGCGAGCAGCTTCGCATCCCGGCCGAGGCGTATAACGCGTTCGTCGACGCGGTGCGCTCCACCCGCTCGCAGCACAGCCTCGGCGCCGAAGCGCAAGGCGCCCTACGACAGACGACGCTCGCCAAGGTGAAGAACAACACGGGCGCCAATCGCGAGCGGTTCTCCGTAGTTGCGCTCGATGCGCCGATCGTCTCGCCCTCAGCCAACGAACAAGAGTTCCTCCGACAGACGACCTTCAGCGGCGTGCTTCCGGCCACTGGTTACGAAGGACGCTTCGGCGTGCTGCTCGAGCCGCTCGCGCCCGGGAAGATCGGCTTGGCCGCGGTCGCCGGCGTGATGCCGGTGAAGCTGTTTCTTAACGGAGCGGTCATCTACGACCACGCCGAGATCTGGCCTGGCTCGAGCGAGGTCTTGCACAACGTGCCGCACGGCTCGGCGCGCGTGCTCTGGGTCGAACCCAGCGGTGGCCTGGTGCGGTGGGCCGTCGTGCGGATCGATGACGGCGACTACGAAGCGCACGTGCTGGTGACCAGCAACATTCCCGACGCGGGCGGGATGTTTCCGGGGCTGGTGCAAAGGTATGTCGGTGGCGGTTGGGTGACGCTGTTTCCCTGTAAGGCGATGGACATCAACTGATGAACGGCCCGCGTCGTTACCTGGCGAAACATCTGGCGACCGATGGGGGCGTTCCGCTTTACGGATACGGTTGCCGCACGCCAGACGAGAGCCAAGCTGGGCGGTCGCTCATGCGCTACCTGGGGATGCAGGGAGGCATGCCGCTCTACGGGTTCTCCAGTTGTGAGTTTCCGCGGATCGGGCGGTTTCTTATGCGCTATCTCGGCATGGATGGAAGCGGTCTGCCACTCTACGGACTGGGGTGCTGCGGGCATGAATCCTCGAGCGGTTCATCGGGCAGCTCCGGCTACAGCGGCAGCAGTGGCTCCTCAGGCAGTTCGGGGTCGGGCAGCGGCGCGTCGGGATCGCAGAGCGGCGGCGCATCCGGCGGTTCAGGCTCCGGTGCCGGTTCGCATTCAGGCAGTGGCTCGGTTGGCTCCGGTTCGGGCGCTGGTGGCTCTAGTTTAAGCGGCTCCTCGGGGAGCTCAGGCTACAGCGGGTCGAGCGGGTACAGCGGCTCCTCAGGGTACTCGGGTTACTCAGGCTACAGCGGCTACTCGGGGTACAGCGGGTACTCGGGATCAAGCGGCGCCTCGATCGGTTCATCGGGTTTAGGTTCGAGCGGCGGAGGATCAAGCGGCGTTGGTTCAGCCAGTGGTGGCTCCGGAAGCGGTGGATCGCTCGGGCCATCGGGCGCGAGCGGATCGCAAAGTGGCGCGTCGGGCAGCGGACCTGGGAGCGGGGCTTCAGGCGGCTCCGGTGGAAGTGGCGGATCTGGCGGCAGCGGAGCGTCAGGCGGCGGATCAAGCGGCGGTGGCGGCTCAAGTGGAGGCGGTTCTGGAGGCGGTGGCTCAAGTGGCGGCGGAGGCGGTTCCAGCGGCGGCGGTTCGTCGGGCAATGGTTCGTCGGGCGGTGGCTCGTCCGGCGATGGATCGGGCGACGGCTCCTCAGGCGACGACGGCGGCTCTTCAGGCGACAGCGGACCGTCGAACTCCTGTCCTGACGAAGGCTGGCAGATGTCCGCCAGCGGCGGCGCCACCTGGAGCGGCGGCGGCTGGGTGCTGCGGATCAGCTTCGAGACGTCCGAGAACTGCGGCGGCTCCAACGCCAACGTCCAGTCGGGCTACGCCTCGCGCCGCGTCTGCCTCACGGCCCCCTCGCGACTGACGGTCCGCATGAGCGGCAACGTCGAAACCCACAACGCCGGTTACGAACTGGCCGACGCACGGGTCGATGGCGGCATCATCTGCGCTGGCGGTTCCTACGGCGAGCTGGGCCAGTGCGCCATGCGCGAGGCGAATGCCGACGGCTCTGTTGACCTCGAAGCCGGCGATCACCTTATCGAACTGTCGGCCAGCACGGTCGACGAGCTCTATCACACCGGCGCCTACTGGCGCTACGACCTCAGTTGGGAGCCTCTATGACCACTTCGATAGTCGACGCCTCGCTCGAACTGGCCCGGCCGACCCAGTGCGCGGCGGCCACCGACCGGATGCCGGTCGACGAGATGATCCGCCTCATCGACGCCGCCCCGCCCGGCCCCTGGCCCTGCGGTTGGGCGACCTGGGAGAACGCGATCGACGCTCATCGCCAACTGGCCAACAGGTTTGTCGACGCGCTCACCCCCAATCGCGAGGCGTATCCGCAGGAGCGCGGCATCGTCATCGCCGGCGGCGGCCTCAAGTACTTCCCCAGCGTCTGTGTGAACGTGAATCTCATCCGCCGCTACGAGTGCGAGCTGCCGATCCAGCTCTGGTACATGGGGGACAACGAATGCGATCCCTACATGAAGCGGCTCCTGGCGCCCCTGGGGGTTGAGTGCGTCGACGCCCGCAAGCTCGAGCGGGAGCATCCCTGCCGCATCCTGTGCGGGTGGGAGCTGAAGCCCTATGCGGCGCTTCATTCGCCGTTCGCCGAAGTGCTGTTCCTAGATGCCGACAACGGAGTCGTCCGCGATCCGACCTATCTCTTCGATGAGCCCGAATACCTGCGGACCGGCGCCGTCTTCTGGCCCGACTACGCCTGCTGGACGCTTAAGCCCGACGTCTGGCAGATCTTCGGCATGGACCACATGGCCGAGCGGGCCGAGCACGAGCGGGCCTTCGAATCGGGTCAGTACCTGATCGACAAGCGCCGCTGTGCCAACGAGCTGCGAATGTCCCTCTGGTACGCCGAGCATTCCGACTTCGTCTTCAAGCACGTCTACGGCGACAAAGAATGTTTTCACCTGGGCTGGCGGAAGCTCGGGACCGAGTACGCCATGCCCTCCGCCGGCCCGGGGTGGGACGTCCACACAATCGTCCAGTATGACCATCGCGGCGACATCGTCTTCCAGCATCGCTGCCAGGATAAATGGAAGTTCGCCGGCAACCGGTTCAACGAGTCGCTGCGGAACGAGCAGGTCTGCT